CGTTTGGAAGCGAGCATAGTTGAGGTACCCCTGCTTCACAGGGAATTCCTTTTCGTGGCGTATAGCCGCGATAATCCAAGCGTAAGCGAAAAGGCGAAACAAAATCATGGTGTTATCCACAATCGTATTCGCGGAACCACTAGGGTTCCCTGTGTGTTTTTGCACAACTTCTCCATTATCAAGAACAATCACCGAATGAATGATGGCCTCATACAAATTGTAGAGACGCTGTCGATTATCAGGTGTTTTATCGTCCTCGTGAAGCAAATTCCAGCGTATTTCACGCTGCCCTTCCATAGCCTTACGGAATAGCGACGCATCGAAAGAACTTTCGTCCAATTCAAATGCGTTGGGATGCTTACTTAATCGCTTAAACAAGTCGTCGAACCCTCGGTTGTACTTAGATCGACCGACAAATGACCATGTCTTGTTGTTTGACGCATAAAATTTTTCATTAGCGTCCAAGCACATCCGATTGCAGCAAACTGAATGCTCAGTGCTACTAGCGGTAAAGGTCCGGATTGAGTTCGTCTTCAGCTTTTCAACTGGGCGTAATTCACGCTTCAAAGACGCCGTCCATATTGTTGTTAAAGGGGTCTGAGTTGCCAGACTTTCCCAATAAGTATCCATTACAGTGTTGAATATCGGTGAGTCAATAAAGTCTCCTTTTTTCCGATACTTAAGGGACCACGGATAGCCACCCGACGTTTGTCGGTCAGCCTCCGGGACCACTCGCTCCCGTGAATAAACACGAGAACCAGCCATATACCGGCCGAAATGCTTTTCGGTCCAATCACCAGCCATCTGCCACGCCGGCTCATTCAAGAGCTGCGGTTGGGCACGATTGTACTTGGCAATACTTTTGGTCATAGCCTCCCGATTCGGGACACACATTTGATACAACGGTTCAAATTCAATTTTTTCCTCCTCTATCCATCGTTTTACGAACGGACAGGGAAAGTTTTTTGCTTTATACGGGACAACTCGTTTAACCCGACCGAGGCACTCCATGTGCGGAGACATCGCTCCATCACGTAAGTGAGAAAATTTACCCTCGGTTTTTGGGCCATCTCC